TGGAATCAATTAAAAAGCACGGTTACAACTATGTTCAATGGATTGCCGAGCCGAAAGCGTGTCCTGCTTGTCGAGCGATTGCAAGTCGTGATAGTGGATTCGGTGAAGGTGTTTATAAAGTTGCCAAAGTGCCAAAGATTCCAGATGATACCCACCCAAATTGCCGTTGCAGCATATCCGAAACGTGGGTTGAAGGCAAAGATGATAACCTTGTCGGTGGTAAGCGTTCAAAGGCACTTAAAAAGGCTATTGGTGTAGCAATCACTGATAAAATAATAAAAAAGCCTAGAATTACAAGAGATGTTAATGTAATTCAAAAGCGTTATGATGATGCGGTTAGCCAATATCAAGAAAAAACTGGGATTGATGTTATTGCATTAATGCACGAAGGAAATTTTGTTGATACAAGTAAACCATATGATGATGAAAAAGCACATTTTATTAAATGGCTAATGCAGCAAAATGGATATAACGAAATTCCAAAGCCAGTTAAAAAATACAGTGGTAAATTAGTATACCGTGGTGTTAATGATTCTGATGATAAGGAAGCTAGTGAATATATAAATGATCTGAAGACTAAACCGTTTTGCATTTCTGGTGCTGATAGTTCATCAGCTGGGAGAGGCATATATGTAACTGAATGGAAAGGCGATTTGAAAAAATACAAGAACGGTATAATCAGCGAATGGGCTATTAGTGACACTGCAAACGTGTTATGGCTATCCGATTGTAAAGAGATTGCCAAAGATATGAACAATTTTACTTTTTCTAATAGATTAATGGATACTAACGCCGATATTATCGGTATTCTTGGCGGGTATGATATTATTAAAAAAGGAACAAAGTATAATGTTTTGAATGGTGGTGTCTTAGAATGGCTAAATACAAAATAGCATCAATAGACTATGAGTTTTGTTTTTCGAGTGAAGTTATCCAAGATGATTATTCGCAAGAAGAATATTCTAAAATGAATGATTTTATTGATAGGTGGACGTATATGCCTTCCGATAAAGACGACAGATTTGAAACTAATGTTAATCTAAAAGATGGGTATGATTATATTGACGATATTGAAGAGCTAGTACCTAAAGAATTAACTGATAACGATAAAAAACGTTTGCGAAAAAAAATAAGGGAAAGCTTAGTAAAGGTTGATTAATGAATGGAGTACCTAACATGAGCAACAACGATTTCTTTACGGTAGCTTACAAGATTTTGAGTTATCTAAAATTCTGTTATGAGAATGGGCAAACGCCAGACCCTAATGTATTAAACGCTGATACATTCAACGTTAGTAAAGTACAGTTTGGCAACACTCTTGAAATGCTTGCTGATCATGGATACATTAGCGGTATTCAATTTCATAATACTAAGATGGGTAAAACGTATTCGTCATTGTTGAATTTAAAAATCACCATTGAAGGGCTTCAATATTTAGCTGAAAATTCAATGATGAAAAAGGCTTATCGAATTTTCAAAGAAGTTAAAGATTGGTTGCCATTACTATAAAGGTTTAGCTACGGCTAGGCCTTTTTATTTTCCAAATTAAAAACAAAACTGAGAGAACTCATGCGTGGCAAGGGTTCTCTTTTTTCATGCTTAAATTTTGGCCTTTTTGACTTACTTGCAGGCCTAAAAGAACAAGTTCGGAATATATAGCCGACCGGGCTTAAAACGAGGGTGTATCTATGTACAAAAAGTTAGTACAAAGCGGGCTTGTTAAAACTCATAGCTTGCCAATGATGTTGCAATTTTTCGCTGAACAAGGCAACGAAGGTTCGGACGGTGCACCAAATACCGAGCCAGAACAGCCAAGTGATAGTGAAGAAAAGCAGAGCGAGCAACAAGCCAAGACTTTTACGCAAGATGAAGTAAACAAGATTGTTAGCCAACGTTTAGAGCGTCAAAAGGAACAGCTCAAGGCCAAGGAAGACGAGGCCAAGAAGTTGTCCCGTATGAATGCCGAGCAAAAGGCTAACTACGAACTGGAAAAGGCAAACAAGCGAGCGGAAGAAGCTGCTGCAAAGCTGGCACGTTATGAAATGCGCGACAGTGCCAAGCAAATGTTGGCAGATGGTGGTTTCAGCAACGCTGATAACAGTCTGCTTGACTTGGTTGTAACTGACACCGCCGAAAGCACTCAGGAAAATGTGAACGTGCTGCTGACTGCGATTGAGGCGATTCGAGAAGATGAGCGAAACAAGCTATTAGCGGGGAAGACGCCTACCTTAGGCGGGAAAGAAATCAAGCCGGTATCAGCTCAAGAGCTAGTAAAGATGAGCACGGCTGAACGGGTTAAGTTCCAACGAGAAAACCCTGCTGAGTATGCACGAATTTTAGGAGGTAATTAAAAATGGCTGATCAAACTACTATGATTGCAGATCTGGTAAATCCAGAAGTTAATGCGCCAATTGTTCAATATACGATGGAACACGCAATGCGGTTTACCCCACTTGCACAAGTTGATTCTACTTTGGTAGGCAATGCGGGCGATACGCTGAAGTTCCCTAAGTTCACGTACATTGGCGATGCTAAGAACGTGGCTGAAGGTCAACCAATCCCACTGGACAAGCTGGGCACTAAGACGGCTAGCGTTAAGGTTCAAAAGGCTGCTAAGGGTACTCGAGTAACGGACGAAGCTGTTTTGTCTGGCTATGGCGATGTAATGGGCGAAACCAACCGCCAACTGGGCATGAGCATTGCTGATTTCGTTGATACTCAACTGTTGACCGTTGCTAAAGGTGGCACGCAAAAAGTAACGATTGCGCCAACGGTTGAAGGCTTGCAAACTGCACTTGATATGTTCAACGATGAAGACGATTCTACGGTCGTAGCTGTAATGAGCCCAAAGACCGCATCTAAGCTGCGCATGGACGCAATCAATAAGAAACAAGGCAGTGAAGCAGGCGCTGACCAAGTAATCAACGGGACGTATTACGATGTTTTGGGCGCGCAAATCGTACGGAGCAAGAAGCTTGCAGATACCGAAATGATTTTGATCAAGGCAAACGCAACTTCTCCAGCATTGAAGCTTGTCATGAAGCGTGGCGTTGCCGTTGAAACTCAACGCGACATTGTAACTAAGTCTACGATTATCACCGCAGATGAACACTTTGCGGCTTACCTTTATGATGACACGAAGGTAGTTGTTGCAACGGTTCAAGATGCAACTCCCGGCAAGTAGGTGATCTATCATGGCAAGTCTTGACGACCTGAAAACAATGCTAGGGCTTGCGACTGATGATACAAGCCAAGATTCTGTTTTAGCACTGATTCTTAAAAACACTGACTTACAACTGCGATTTAAATTGGCTTTAGGCGTTGGCGAGCAAGTGCCTAATGAATTAGCCTATATTCCGATTGAAGTTGCTGTACGGCGCTATAATCGCTTAAAAAACGAGGGTATGGCTTCGTATACTCAGGAAGGCGAAAGTATTACGTTTAACAGCAACGATTTTGACGATTTCCAGGCTGACATTGACGACTGGCGCAAGCGTCATAGCCAAGATGTTTTAATCACGGTTGACCCGTTCTATCGAAAGCGGGGCGATTAAATGCGTTTTGACCACGTTATCAAGTTCTTTGATAAGTCTGAACGGCACTACGACCCCAAAACACACGGCTATGTAGGCGGTGAAAAACTGGTTTCAGCTTTGCATGGCAATGTAACTGACATCGGTACGGTTAAGTCGGTGCAATTATTCGGCGACTACAAGCAGAACAGTCTAGTGATACGGCTTTATGCTGCACCGCCTAAGTGGTCCTATCTGACCATTGATGATGGGACGCAAAAGTATGTATTGCAGACAATGCGAAAACCGTTAAAACTGTTTACTTTGATTGTAGGTGAAAGCAATGGCTAAAGTAACGTTTCAGCTTAAGGGTGCTAGGGAGCTACAACGAGCAATCGCCAAGCGCCCTATGATGATGGCAACGCAAACGAAAACGATTGTTGCCAAACATGGCGCGTTGCTTAAAACAAAAACGGCACAGAACATGGCTGCTGCTTATACAGCAGGCTATTCAACTGGTGCTACTAGACGTTCACTGTCTACCACGTTTTCAAACGCTGGTATGACAGTAGCCGTTGCACCACACACTGAGTATTTCCCTTTTTTGGAGTGGGGCACTCGGTTCATGTCGGCACGGCCTACACTTAAGCCGGCATTTGCATATCAAAGTGTACAGTTCGTTAACGATTTAAAGAAAATGATGAAGTAAGAAAGGAGCAACGGCCATGATACCTGAACAGGAACTATTCGACGCGGTGTTTGCCAAAGCGCAAGAGCTAGGTTATACCGTGTATGATCATTTGCCACTAGAAAGCGAGAATGCGCCATACCCGTTCGTTAACGTTGGCGATGTAAATTCCACCATTAGTTCATATAAGGACGCCTACGGAGCTAGAATCGACATCACGCTTAACGTGTGGGACACCGGAGAAAATCGCTATAACGTGGCAAAGATGATGAACGCCTTGTCTGCTATCGGACGGGGCGTTTTACTTTCCGAAAATTTCCGGTTCGTTGGTAGGCCGTCGCTTAACAGCAATCAAATAATCACTGATACGAGCGTGCAGGATACCGTGTTAATGCACGGCATTGTGTCGCTTGTATTCGAATTGAGTTAGGAGTGAGAGAATGGCAAATACTGATTTAGAGAAAATCCAGGGTGTTAATGTCGTTGTCTATGCCCGCAAATTGGCAGAGGCTGCTAAAGTAGCCGGTCAACTTATCCCATATCAAACGAGCTTGAACATCGACCCACAGCGTGATTCCGACAAAAAGAAAACTAAGTCTGGCACGGTAACTACGACTTCGAGTTTGGAAACTGATTTCAAGTTCGAATTCGTGAACAACTGGTCCAAAATTGCCGACCAACTGCTTGATTCTATTTTCGACAACGAAGAAATGGAGTTTTGGGCAGTTAACCGGCAACGTAAGAATTCGGAAGGCCAATATTACGCGCTGTATCTGCGCGGTAAGGTTACCGAAGATAGCAACGACAACGATCCGGACGATGTTTCGAGCCGTGAAACAACTGTTACGGTTGATTATGGTCCAGTTCGTGGTTGGGTAACGTTGAGCGAAGAGCAAGAAGCCGAATTGGCTTACATTTTCCGTGGTGTTGGTGCAATCGAAGGTTCACCAAAGAACGATGGTACTGATGGCGCTGGTAAGGCTTGGAACAAAGAAACTGACGCCGGTCAAGGCGTTAGCGACAATTAGGAGGGCTTTTAATGACGCCTAGCCGGAAATCCCGTGACTTTAGTCATGGGATGGATAGGCCACTATTGAGCCCCTTTATGGGGCTTTTTGTTTGTTTCTGTATATTTTTGGTCATTGATATATTTCTCTACAACTTCTTT